CTATCGGCAGCGCGATCAGTTCCGCACTGGCCGCCATCCCCGGGATGATTAAAGGCGCAATCAAGGGCGCCATCGGGGCAGGCACGCCATCCTCCGGCGTTGGCGACGGCGGCGAAGACATGGGCGCCAACGTCAAGAAGCCTGAGAAGCATTCCAGCTATGTCCCGCCTGCGCATTCCAACAGCAACACCCGCACGGCTGCTGTTTATCTCGACGGCCGCAAGGTCGGCAAGATCGTTGAGCACGGCATCGGCGCCAGAAACCGCACCGTGACGGCGTCCAACAGCTTCGACAGCGCGGCGCATTGGCCAGCGCCTGATTTCGGATAAGCCCATGTCTTCAGTCATCCTCGGCGGCTTCGCCTTCCAAGGCTTCGAAGTCCCCGCCCGCATTCCATTCGGCGGCCGTCACATGGTCGTCCCGCATCGCCTGATCGGCGGCCAGCGCGTCATTGACGCCAATGGCCCGGACGAGGAAGAAATCTCCTGGGCTGGCCGGTTCCGTGGATCTGACGCCCTGTCCCGCGCGCAGGCGGTGGACGCCATGCGCATCGCCGGGGCCAAGGTCGATCTGACCTGGCTCGGCCTGCATCGCTCCGTCGTCATCACCCATTTCCGCGCCGATCCCGAAAAGGCGTGGGAAGTCCCCTACACGATCTCCTGCATGGTCGTGGACAATCCGGGCGGAGGGGGCTTGGGCGGCATTGCGTCCACGCTAGACAATCTCGTATCCGGCGACCTGTCGTCCATTTCCAGCATCATGGCCCGGTGAACATGGCGCTTCCCGTCAACTCAACCAACGCCGTTCTGGCTTTCGAGGCCGCGCTGGCGAGCGCCGGCACCTTGCAGGGCGCGGCGATCTCGGTCCTGAACCCGGTCGCCTTCGCAGCGCAGGCGATGGCCTTGGCGGTCGCGGCAGACATGGCGGCGAATGACCCGTCCTTGGCGGTTTCGTCGCCCGATGGCTCGGATCCGGCGGTTCTGGCGTCGTGGCTCGGCGCTGTGGCCACGGCGATGGCGCAGCAGGCCGATCTTGCCGCCGCCAAGGGCTATGCGGGACGGATTGCCGTGAATTTGGCCAACGGGGGCGCATGATGGCCAGCATTCCTTCCGTTCTCGTTCCTGTCGTCGCCAAGCAGATCACGCTCCCCGCCGGCAATTGCTTTGACCTCGCGGGCCGATACCTTGGCGACGCGACGCAAGTTGACCGCATCATGCGCCTGAACCCCCAGCTCGGCGGAGATCCTTTCTTCGTCGGCGTGACCACGATCAACCTGCCGCCCGTCAATGCGAACGCTGGAAATGGGGGCGTGATCGGCTTATGACCTTGTAAAGGGAGGCGAAAGCGCGTCCTCGATTGAAAGGCCCTTGGATAATCTGTTGCCGACTATCCGAACCGGAGCATCAAATCGTTCTGCAATCTGCCGTCCGGTTAATAATTCTCCATTCAATTCGTAAACGCGGACATTGCGACGATTTTGCTGGTTCTCTAGGTGGGTTAGCCATCGACAGTTTTTTAATGAATATCCCAGCCCGGCGTCTTTCCGGTCGAGTTGATGATTAAGCGGGCGGTCGCCCATGTCTGCTAAGAAATTCTCGAATTTATGCCATCTTTCGCAAACCGTGACGCCCTTAGCGCCGTAACTATGGAAGCTACCAGATGATGGACGGTAGCATCTATCCATCATTGCTTCCCAAGATGCATAGGTTTTGCTTTTCATTCCACCTACGTAATGGCCGTGTTTCGTGTTTGCGCGCTTTATGGTTTCCATTCGCAGACATCCGCATGATTGCGTCATGCCATTTTTAATTCTTGATCCGGCAATTTTCTTTTCTGTGCCGCAGTCACAAATTGTATTCCAATAAATTAGGCCGTCATCAGAATGAGAAAATGAATCAACAAATAGCCTGTTAAATCTCTTCCCAGTTAGATCAATCGTTTTCATGTCCGCATTTCTCCAGCATGCGGCTAAGTATAGCACGTTTACGGATGGATAATCAAACTGATGGGCATTCTTCGCAATCCCACGGCCCTGCTCATCACCAAGCAAGGGCCGCTTCAGCTTGAAGAATGGGAAGTCCACCAGTCGAAGACGAAAAAGGGCGACACCTTCCACGCCAAGACAGCGATGAACGCGCCGGGATGCGATGTCGGCTTCTGGGCCGGCGCCGAGGGCGATCAACTCGACGTGCAATTGGTCATCAATGGCGTGGTGCTGTTCGACGGCTCCGTTGACCACGCCGATGTGGCATGGCGCGAGACGGGCGTTTCGTTCTCCGGGCGCGACAAGGGCGCCAAGCTGATCGACAAGACATCGAGCGAAAAGTTTCTCAACCAAAAACCGGGCGACATCGTCCAGACCTACGCCAAGCGCCATGGTCTTTCGGCGGTTGTGGATACGGCCAGCGACAAGGCCGGCAAGTCGTTCAAGGACGATTGGGATTCCATCGCGCATCGCGGCTCGGAATGGTCGCACATTCAATCGCTGGCCGATCATTATGGCATGAACGCCTACATGACGGGCGGGAAAATCTACTTCAAGGACATTGACGAGGATCTGCCGCCCTTCATCGTGTGGTATTCCCCGCCGACGCCCGCGAGCCATGCGGATGGCAGTTTCATCTCTTTGCACACCTCGCGCAACATGATCCTGTCGCGCCCTGTCAAGACCAATGTCCGCTCGCACAACCACAAAGAGAAAAAGCTGATCTCGTCCCAGCATAGCAAGGGCGGCTCGGGCGATGCGCTGGTCTATAATTACGTGCTGCCAGGTCTGAAAAAAGATCAGGCCGACCGCATCTGCAAGAAAAGACACCACGAAAACACCAAGCACGAATTCGCGGTTGATGTGGATCTCCCCGGCGACGAAACTGTGAACGTGCGCCGCTCGCTGCAATTGCAGGGGACGGGAACAGCATTCGACCAGACCTATGAAATCGACGGCATCGAGCATCGCGGGTCATTTGGCGAAGGCTATCGGATGCGGATCGCCGCCAAGGCCGGAAAGGGTTCCTGATGCTGGATCTGATGCGCCGGGAGACAGGCCGCGCCGAAAGCACGCGCGCCCGCTCCATGGTCGGGATCGTGGACGCCTACGACCCGAACGAACATGCGGTCAAGGTCAAATTCCTGACCGAAGTTGACGACGACGGCAAGCCGCGCATTTCCGGCTGGCTCCGCATCAGGACGGCGGCCGGCGGCGCGACGGGTTCGCTTGTGATCGGGCCGACCGTGGGCGATCAAGCCGTGGTCGAGCACCACGAAGGCGACGCGGAAGGCGGCCACGTCACCGGCTTTCTGCACAATGACACCGATCGGCCTCCGAACGCGGCCTCTGGCGCTGGCGTGCTGAAGGTTTCGAGCTTCACGATCGTCTGCGGCGGCGTCACTTTCGCGATTTCGTCGAGCGGCGTCGCCATCACGGGCGGCACGCTCACCCATAACGGCAAGAACATTGGCGACACCCATACGCATTCCGGCGTCACGACAGGCGGCGGCAATACGGGGGCGCCCGTCTAATGGCCGAAATTTCTCATCAGTGGGGCAATGACCTTACGCTGTCGCCATCTGGTGATCTCGCCGTAGTGGACGGCCTGCAACGTGGCTTGCAGCGCGTCATCCGCCGCTTGATGACCGCGACGACGGAACTTGTGATGCACCAGGATTACGGCGCCGGCGTCCCGCAGCGCATCGGCCAGACGCTCGACGTGGATCTGATCAATTCCGTGGTGCGCTCGCAGATTTTCAAAGAGGACGCGGTCGCCAAGACGCCGGCCCCTGTCATCGACATTACGCCCTTTCTGAATGGCGTCATCGTCTCGATCAAATACGCCGACGCCGTCACCGGCCAACAGCAGTCGCTCTCCTTCGACGTGAAAAACTAAGAGGCTCCCGTGGCGACACTTTCCCTCAAGGGCATCACGCAACTGGTTCAGGACCAGGCGGCGGCGATGCAGGCCAGCGCAACAGCGGTGCTCGATTTCTCGGCGGGAACCGTGCTGCGCGCCTTGGTCGAGGCGAACGCCATGCTCGGCGTCTGGCTGCAAGGCCTGGTGTTGGCGGTTCTCAGCGTGACGCGACTCGCAACATCGTTCGGGACCGACGCCGACACCTTCGTCAATGATTTCGGGCTGTTCCGCCTTTCGGCCACGGCGGCGTCAGGATCGGTCACGTTCTCGCGCTTCACGCCGACGAACGCCGCTGTGATCCCGCTCGGCGCGCAGGTTCAGACGGCGGATGGGACGCAAACGTTTCAAGTCATTCTCGACGCGACAAATGGGGCATGGAACGCCGGCGCCAACGCCTATATCCTGCCGGCGGCGACATACGCCGTTACGGTTCCGGTTCAGGCCCTGACCTCCGGCACGGTCGGCAATGCTGCGGCCGGCACGGTCAATGCGCTGCTGACCTCGATTTCTGGCGTCGATACGGTTTCAAACGCGCTCGCCTTTGCCGGCGGATCGGCGGGCGAGACGGACGCGGCGCTGAAACTGCGCTTTGTGCTCTATATCCTCGGCCTCGCACGCGGCAACCATTACGGCCTTGCCTCGGCGCTCGCCAATCTCGCCATCGGCGTGCAATATACCCTCACCGAGGGCTACACTTACGGCGGCGTCTATCAGCCGGGGTTCTTCTATGTCGTCGCCGACGATGGCACCGGGGCGCCGTCTTCGCCTTTCTTGGACAGCATTACCAACGCCGTGCAATCGGTGCGCCCGCTTGGCATTCAAGCGGCGGTGTTCGCCCCGGTTATCACCTCTGCCAACGTCTCCATGACCATCACGACGACGGCTGGCTACACTCACGCGACCGTCGTCGGACAAGTTGGCGCCCTGATCGCAGCCAACATCAATGCGTTGGGCCTCGGCGTCGGCTTGCCGTTCTATGACCTCACGACATGGGCCATGTCGGTTCCAGGCGTGACGAATGTCGCGGGCGTCCTGCTCAACAGCCTTTCCGGCGATGCGGCGACGATTGCCGCCAATCCGAAAAACACAATCAAGCCAGGCACGATCGCCATTTCGTAAGGGGAGCCTGTCGATATGGCCGATGGCATTGGTGATTTTGAAATAGGCGTCAGCGCGATCGAGACTGACCCGGTCGATATCGTTGGAACGTCGGATAATATTCTAGCCCGGACCAGGAATCTCCTTCCTCCGTCTTGGTTCCCGGACGATGCGCCAAATCTTGCGGCCGTCCTGCAAGGCTTCGCCAACATTGGCGCTTTTGCCTATGCGATGGTCGCTTTCGCCAAGCTGCAAACGCGCATCTCAAGCGCGTCCGGATTTTTTCTCGACCTGATCGCCTTCGATTATTTCGGGCGGCTTATCCGCCGACGCATTGGCGAACTCGACGCGACGTTTGCGGCGCGGATCAAGAAAGAACTCATCCGCGAGCGCGTCACCCGGCTTGGGATGGTGCAAGCCCTGACTGATCTGACCGGCAAAGCGCCGATCGTATTCGAGCCGTGGAATACATCGGATGCGGGCGGGTATGGCACGCATTGCGGTTATGGGGTCGCGGGCGGCTGGGGAAGCACATTGCTGCCGGCGCAAGTATTCCTGACGGTCTATCGCTCCGGGCAAGGCGTTCCTGGCGTCGATGGCTACGGCGGCGGCTTGGGCGGCTATGGCCAAGGCGCGATCGAATATGTCGGGCCGACCATGCTGACGGGCGCCGTGAGCGATCAGGACATTTACGACACCATCGAAGCTGCCAAGCCGACCGGCGTCATCTGCTGGACGAAGCTGATCTAAGCCTTTCCGCCAATTCCGACTTTTCGACCCGCCCTCGCCGGCGGGTTTTTTTATGGGAAATCCACATGGTTGACCGGCAATTCGCCTATACAGGCGCGATCCCGCAGAACACCGACATCCTGAGTAGCGAAAAGAACGTGCTCTATGGCATCGGCCATCTGATAGAAGCCGTCATCGGCTCCAACATCGGCATCGCTGGGCTGGCGATCGCGCCGACCGGGCCGGCGACGATGTCGTTCACGATCGGGCGCGGGTCAATGTATCAGGTCGGTGGGGCCGACGCGACGGCCTATGGCGATCTCGGAAGTGATTCCAACACCATTGGCAAGCAGGGCCTCAACAAGGCGCCCGTGACTTTGACCGTCACCGCTCCCGGCACCTCCGGTTATTCGCAATATTACCTTGTCCAGGTGTCTTATACGGACACGGACGCCGGCGCCACGGTGCTGCCCTATTACAATTCATCCAATCCGAGCGCGCCATACGCCGGCCCCGGCAATGCCGGAACGTCGAATTACACCGTGCGTCAAGGACTGCTCAACGTCGCGCTCAAAGCGGGCGTGGCCGCGCCAACTGGCTCGGAGGCGGTTCCGGCGGCCGACGCCGGCTATACCGGCGTCTATGTCGTTCACGTCACCAACGGGCAAACTCAGGTCACCTCGGCCAACTGGTACACATTGGCCTCGGCGCCGTTTTTCCCCAACCTCGAAAGCCTGACCAGCCGGTTTATCCAGATCGTTCCGGCGACGACGTTTTACGTCAACAATTCGGTCGGCAGCGATTCAAACGATGGCCTTTCATCGACTGTCGCCGCGTCCGGGTCGCATGGCCCATGGGCGACGATTGCGCACGCGATCGCAGTGCTCGGCGGGTACAATTTTGGCGGCCAAACCGTCACGATCCAACTCGGACTGACCGGCGTGACTTACGCGTGTCCGCCGTCCTTTCAGGCGCCGTCTGGCGGCACGCTTGTTATTCAGGGCAATACCGGGGCGCAGGGGTCATATACCATCGGCGGAACCCCGACCGGTGGCATCGGCGTTATCGGGTTGTCCTCAGGCACTCTCCAGCTTTCTGGCCTGACGCTCGCGAACACGGGGGCGGCCGGAACCTGCAATGTTACCGCGGCCGGCGCGACCATCAACCTCGCCAACGTGACCTTCGCTGGCACGACGACGACCGGAAACCATATCGTCGCATCGTCCGCATCCCTTATCAACATCCTCGCCGGATGCATCTTCTCTCAAAGCGCGGTCGCAGCCATTACCGCGATTAACGGCGGCATCGTCAATCAGTTCGCGAGCTGCGCGACCAGTGGCGCCCCTGCTTGGAGCACGGCCTGCTGCCTCGTTTACAACGGCGGCATTTTCGCCTTTGCCAGCCCAGGCGGCTACACGTTCACCAATACCGGCGCGGCCGGCCCGCGCTATTCCGCTGTCAGAAACGGCATTATCGACACGCAGGGCAGCGGGGCGAACTATTTCGCCGGCAACTCAGCGGGATCAGTGGCGACCGGCGGCGTCTATAACTAAGGAGCCGCGCGATGCTAGATTGGTATTGGTCCGGGGCGCCCGGCATTTATGGATCGGCGCGCGGGGCACTCGTCGCAAATCCCGAAACTGACACGGCTTATCAAGATTGGGCCGACGGTCGCAACCCGACCGTATGGCCGCAGGATGATGGCGGCGAACAAACTGTTGCCGCGCTGGATGAGGTTTTGGTCAATGCCGGCCTTCCCCGGACCGGGTTGGGGCCGCCCCCGGTCCCGGCCAGCGTCTCGCGTCGTCAGTTTTTCCAAGCCGCCGCGCAGGCGGGCATCATTACTGAGGCCGAGGCGCTGGCAATCTTCACGACGGGGGCGCTCCCTTCGTCCATGGGTGCGGCCCTCGCCGCGCTTTCGGCGGAACAGCGGTTTTCCGCCCAGATGGGCATTCTCGGCAGCGCATCATTTGAGCGCGGGAACTCTCTCGTCGTCGCGCTCGGCGCCGCAATGGACAAAACGTCGGCGCAGATCGACGCGCTGTTTATCCTCGCCGCGACGCTCTAAGCGCACATAACCCACAAGAGGCTCCCATGTTCAAGAAACTCGCTCTCGCGGGCGCTTTGTGCTGCGCGCTTGCATCTCCCGTAATGGCGCAAAGCCTCGGGACGCCTTTCGCTGGCGTTCAGACGGCAACTGCTTCCGCCGTGGCGCTTCCCTCTCAGTTGATGATCAACGGCGTGGTGCTCAAAGCCGATTACGCCAACGCCGGGACCATTCTCATTGGCCCCTGCGCCACGCTGACGACGGCGAATGGCTACCCGCTTAAAGCGGGCGAGGCGATTTCCTATGGCCCGGCCAATATCGTCAACAACCTCTCGTCGATCTGCATCATCGATACTGTCACAACCGACATCATCCATTTCACGGGGAACTGAGCGATGAAAAAGCTTCTCGCCGCCATCCTCGCCGCGCTGTTTTGCGCCACGCAAGCTTTCGCCGACGCCCCGTCGATCCCGCCGTCTTACGTCGCGATCCCGCCGAATATTGCGACCGCAGGCCCAGCGACTGTGCGGCAGGTGACGCCAAGGACCGCCATCCCGAATGCGGTTTCCGGGTCGAATACCCAGGGTGGTGGCCGGTCCTGGCAAATTGGCTATGTGCCGATTTCTGCGATCAAGGTTTGCTACGCCAATTGGTACGTCAATTCGACGGTATCAGGCGTCGAGACTGGCGCTGGCGGCGTGGCGACCGTGCGAATGACCGTCGAGTATCCGCGTGGAACGTTCACGGTGCTGACTTGGGGCGGCTCTGGCTCCGGCTCCATCGCCGACAAGGCGACGGGCTGCACCGATCTGACCAATCTTGGTTTTACGATCCCCGCAAATACCTGGTTCCGCATCAACGAGGACGCGAATTACGCATCTGGCGGCCATGTGGTGTTTTCCAACTGGTCGAACGTCTGCGACCGGGCGGGCGTTGGCGATGAATATAATGGCGGCGCCAGCGGCTACGGCCATACGCAGGATGACACGGTGCTTGGCGCAGGGGCGGCAAACTGTTGGCATCCGGCGGCGGTTATGGCGCTTTCAGACCGCGCTGTCGTCGGCATCGTTGGCGACAGCATCCCGGCTGGCGTCAACGATATGACAGCAGATCCGTCCGGCGCGCGCGGCCTCGGACGGGCGTTCGCGCTGCAAATGCCGCAGATCAACAATTCTGTCCCCGGCGATAGAGCCAACTGGTATCAGAACACGGCTAATTCGGCTCTACGCACCTCGCTGCTGGCGACGGCCGGCGCGACGGTGGTCGTCAACGAACTCGCCGTCAATGATTTCTTCTCCGGCAATCGCACGGCGGATCAGGTACTTGGCGACCTGATTACGATTTCGACCAACATTCGCGCCGCGCTCCCCGGCATCCCGATTTTTCACACCACAACCACGCCGGAGACGACTTCGACGGATGGATGGGTGACGACCGCGAACCAGACCACGGTTGGCGTCGGGAACAACAATTCGCGCATGGCCAAGAACGATTTTCAGCGTGGCGTGACCAGCTACACGGCAACCTGTTCAGCGACCAATAGTTCGACGGCGCTGACCGGATGTTCTGGCCTGACCACGACGACGGTCGGGACCGGCATGTACGCCAGCGGGACAGGCTTCCCCGCGAGCGACGCGCTGACGGCGGTCAACCAATATGCTGGCACGGCGACCTTGACCTCGAATTTCACCGGAACGACAGGCTCAGTTTCGACCACTTTCGCATGGCCCACTTTCACGACGACATGGGCGAATTGGCAGGCAGCGTCAAACGGATTGATCGACATCGCCCGGATCGGCGAATGCGCCCCCAATCAGACGAATGTGCTGGTGGCGAACGGCGGCGTCTGGTGTGTTGGTTATGTTGGCCAGACTGATGGCACTCATCCGACAACCTTCTTTTGGCTGCAGGTTGAACAGCTGATGATGAATTTCAGCTTTATGCGGAAGGCCGAGGCGCCGGCCAACGATAACTCGAGCACGCTGAAACAAGCGGCCTGATGACGGCGACAGCTTACTAGCTGGCCGTTCTGCGCTGATCTTTCCCCCCTTCGCGGCGCCTATCCCCAATTCCACAAATCCAGAGGACTGACCCATGTCTGTTTCCTATTCCAATACCGTCAAGGACAACCGCCTCAACGTCGTCAATGACGCGGTCAACTCCAAGACCTATGTCGCCGGGTCCGGCGCCGGCTCCGCTGGCTCACTCGTCATTGGAACGTCGGCGCTGTCCGGCGCGACCGGCGTGTTGGCGACCATCACCCTGCCGAACCCCGCATTCACCGAGGCGTCGCAGGTTTTGACGCTGGCTGGCGTCCCGCTCTCCGCCACCGCATCTGCGACCGGCACGGCGGCCAAGGCCGAATTCCGCAACAACGCCGGGACGGTGATCGTCACCGGCCTCACGGTTGGCACCTCCGGCTCGGATATCAACCTGAACTCGGTCGCGATTTCGTCGGGCCAGACCGTCACTGTCACCGCTGGCACGATCACGCATAGCGCCTGACGCTCTGGCATCGGGGCATTAGCTTATGGCGGTTGCGCTTCAACAGTTCAGCTTTCGCGGGCGAACTGACGCAACCGCTGCGCAAGGCGGGACGCCCGTTTGGGCGGCGGCGCAAAATACAGCATGGACGCAGACGCTTGACGTTCCGTTCCGCATCCGCTTTTGCGTTGAAAACACCGGCAGCACTCAGTCATCCAACACGACTTGGAACATTTATTATTCCAAGAACGGCGGCGCTTATACGCAAGTTCCGTCATCGTCTGGCGGGACGCCCGTATTCTCGACCGACGCCACGGCGGGCGCGAGCGCCGACAACGCGGCGATTTCGACCGCCCTTCTGACCGGCGCGTCTGGAACGCTCGTCTCCGGCCAGTATGACGACACCGGCGCCACGGCGGCGCAGCGCATCGGCGTCACCTCCTACGCCGAGTTTGAATTCGGACTTCGGATCGATTCATCGCAGGTCGCCAATGGCGATACGCTGGCGTTCCGCGTTTATTCATCGACCACGGCGCTCAACACTTATACCCAGACGCCGACGCTGACGATTTCCGAGGCGGCATCAGGAACACTCGCATCGACTGAAGGCGCGGATGTTGCGTCGTTCGCCGGGACGGTTCCTGTTGTCGTCTCTGGAACGCTGGCGACGACCGAGGCCAGCGACACGGCGTCGGTCACGGCCAACGTCAACGTCACGCAATACGTCATCCTGCTCACGGCGGGAACGAGTTGGACTGTTCCCTCGGACTGGAACTCATCCAGCAACACCATCGAAGCCATCGGCGGGGGCGGCGGCGCGTCGGCGGGCAGCACCATCTATGCGGGCGGCGGCGGCCAATACGCTAAGATCACGAATTTCTCGGCCACGCCCGGCGCCAATATCCCGTTTTCCATCGGGGTTTCTGGAACAGGGGGCGCGGCTCCGTCCGGTCTGGGCGGCGATGGCGGCGACACTACGTTCAACACGTCGTCCCTCATCGCCAAAGGCGGCAAGGGCGGCACGGGCACAGGTGGTCAAGGCGGCACGGGCGGAACAGGCTCGACGCTGTTCGACGGCGGCGCGGGCGCGCAGGGAACATTAGGCAACGCCGGCAATGGCGGCGGCGGCGCGGGCGGCCCATTCGCGGCCGGTACTGCGGGCGGCGTCGCCGTCACCGGCGGCGTCTCAGGTGCGGGCGGCGGCGCAGGCGATGGCGGCACGGCGGGCGGCAATGCTTCGACAACCGCGACCGGTGGCGCAGGCGGCGTCTCAGCCAATGGCGGCGGTACAGGCGGCCAAGGCGGGTCCAGCACCGGCCCGACGGTTGGCGCGAACGGCTTGCCCGGCGCTGAATGGTCGCCAACCAATGTCGGCGGCACGGCTGGCGCAGGCGGCGGCGGCGGCGGTGGTGGGTCAGCCAGTGGAACCGGCTCGAATGGCGGCCAGGGCGGCCTCTATGGCGGCGGCGGCGGCGCAGGAGGCTACGGATCGACCACGAAGGGCAGTGGCGGCGCAGGCGGCCAAGGCGTCATCGTCATCACCTATACGCCAGCGGCCTCTGGCTACACCGGAACGCTGGCGACAACGGAAGGCGCGGACGCTTCATCCGTCACAGGCGGCATTTACGGAACCGGCGCGCTCGCCACGACCGAATCCACAGATACGGCGTCAATCTCGGGCGGCATCAAGGCGACCGGGACGCTCGCGGCGACGGAATCGTCAGACGTCGCGGCTTTCACGGGGGCGCCAAGTTATTCTGGCGTTTTGGCCTGGACCGAATCGCCAGATACGGCCTCATTTTCCGGCGCAATTAAATCATCCGGCGCGCTGGCTGCGACCGAAGCATCCGATACCGCGTCTCTTTCCGGTTCGCTGATTTCCTCCGGGACGCTCTCCGCGACAGAAAACGCGGATACGGCGGCGATCACCGCGGCGCTGGTTTCCTCCGGGGCTTTGGCCTCGACCGAAGCAGCGGACATCGCCTCGTTTGCCGGGGCCTCGACGACAAGCGGCGCGCTCGCGACACAAGAAGGGTCCGACAGCGCCGCGCTATCCGGTTCAGTCATTTCGAGTGGGTCGCTCGTCACAACGGAGACAGGCGACGCGGCGTCGTACTCCGGCGCCATTGGCTCGGTCGCGTCTGGTTCGTTGGCGGTAACTGAATGGGCTGACGCCACGGCGCTTTCGGGCGCGGTCAAATCTTCGGGCGCTTTGGCTGTTTCGGAAAGCCCGGACGGCGCGGCCTTCTCAGGCTCGCCCGTTTCCTCAGGCTCGCTTGCCGCGTCCGAGCCCGGCGATGCGGCTTCACTCTCTGGTGCGGTCGGTTCTGTTTCGGCCGGCGTTCTGGCTGCGACGGAAGCGGCGGACAACGTTAGCATTTCAGGCGCGGCGACGACGGCGGGAACGCTGGCGGCAACTGAATCTCCGGATGGGGCGGCCCTTGGCGGGTCAGTGCTTGCGTCAGGGTTGTTCGCGGCGATGGAAGGCGCGGACACGACTGCGCTTTCTGGGGCCGTCGCGGCTGTCGGCGCGCTGGTCACCATCGAACCGGCGGATAGCGCATCGGCCTCCGGCGCTATTGCGTCGACCGGCGCGCTGGGCGCAGTCGAGGGCGGCGATGTTTTCGCCGGCTCAGGCCAAGTCCCTGACACCGAAACCGGCGTAATCCTGGCGGCGAATGGCTTTTTCACACGTGGCGCGCTGCTTAGCGGATTGCGGGTAACCAGCCTGACGATTAACGGGACGCGCGGCATCGTCGCTATGCTTCGCGGCTCCCGTGATACCGCCCTCCGCGTCTCGGGCGTCCGCGCTTCTGTCGCTCAACTCACCGGCACTTATGGACGGAAGCAATGATCACCACTTCGCCCATGATTTCATTCAACGCCGGCGACAGCGTTTCGGTCCAGATCGCGATTTATGCCGCGCCGGGCGTTCCGGCTGTTCTGACCGCACCCACCGGGGATTATCTGATCGCGGCGAGCGCCACGGCGGCGTCTGCATTGCTATCCAAAACGGCGAGCTTCGCCAAGGACAATGCCTCCGGCCTCTGGACCATGACCGCGCCTTTGACTTCGGTTGACACGGCAGGGCTTGCGCCGGGCCAACTCTGGCATCAGGCGCGGGTCACGGACACGGATGGCACGACGGAAATCGTGCTCGCTGGCTCGATCACCGTCAAACCGACGATCCCCGCCGCTTAATCCTCTCCATCTTCGCGAGAAACACAATGAACCTTCGGCTTTTGCTGGCGGGCGCGATGGCGCTTGTCCTTTCGGCGTCGCACGCTTGCGCGCAAACGGCCCCGGGCTGGGCGACCGGCTACAAGCCCTCTGCGGCCGAGTGGAACGCCACCTTTGCGGCCAAGCAGGATATTCTCAGCGCGGGGTCTGTCACGGGTTCCATGCTCGCCTCTGGCGCGGCGGCGGCCAATCTCTCGACCATGCTGCCGGGGCTTTCGGCGTCCATCAACGCCTCTGGCGTTCCTGGGATCACTGGCCCTTGGTATATTTACAGCGGAAATTCCGATTATAGCGGGAACCCCACTTTCACTGTGGATCGCCGTACTTATTCTGGCTCTGGCACGTATTCGCAGGTTTACAACGCCATCAAGGCGCGCTGCTACACTGGAACGACCAACGCAGGCTTTGAATGGTGCTTCCATGCGGAAGTCGCGGCCTATTCCAGAGCCTCTACGAACGCCGAGAACGTCGCCGCCAATGGGACGCTTCGGAAAGTTCCCTACAATGACTTCGTGACCACAACGGGGGCCAGCGGCAACGGAACTACAGCGACGCTTACCTATCCCGGAACGACGCCGGTTCCTGTTGGGAACTCGATCAAGGTGGCTGGCATTACGCCAAGTGGCTATAATTCACCGTCGGGTCTTTCCAACAAAGTAACGGCTTCGTCCTGTGCGTCCGGCTCTTGTTCCGTCTCTTACGCCAATGCGACAACAGGCGCACAAACTGTTGCCGGGACCGTGCTTAACGTCTCGACATCCTATGGTGCGGGCGGCAATTTCGTCTGCTCGCTGGAAACGGGCGAAATCGATCCTGTCAAGCCTTGCATCGGCGCGGAGATCGACATTTACACCAATGCCGCGACGACCGACGCCAACAAGAACATGGTTGGCACACAGGTCCAAGCCAAAGGCCCAGCCGGTAGCAAGATCGGCCGCCTCAACCTCTGGGCCAATTCCGGAGGCGGGACCGTGGACCGGATGCTCGACGCGTCTGTTTCAGGCTGGCTCGGGCTGGATTTCACCAATTCGACCTTCTCCGGTTCGACCATCTACATGAAGCAAAATCAGCAGATTTGCTTCGATGGCGATAACACTGGGGCTTGTGCGCGATACATGCTTTGGAATGGCTCGTCTCTGATTTATCAGGTTCCGGGCGGCACGGCTTTCAGCGTGGGCGATGGCGGCACGGTCACCGTCAACCGCGTCCTCGGCGGGACCGGCAGCGACTTGAAGCTAACGGCCAATACCGGGAAAGCGCTCCAGCTTGGCGTCAATAGCACCGATAACGTCTACACTTATGATGTGAGCGGCTTCTACCCGGAGAACGATAACCTGCGCACGCTCGGCGCGCTGGGGAAGCGCTGGTCTACGGTGTACGGCGTCCATCTCGGGGAAAGCGGCTCCCCCTTCACAGACGCTTATGTTGCCGGATCGGTCATCGGACTGAACTCCTCCAACGGCGCGACGGACTTTTCTGATCCAAGCGGCGGCAAGCAGTTCGAGATTTATCCATTCCCCAACGCGGTCAACTATTTCTCCGTCGAAGGCAATATCGCGGGGGGCGCCCCGACTCTTTTCGCGCAGGGGTCGGACGCCAATATCGACGCCGACATCGCGGCGAAAGGAACCGGCAGTGTCGTTTTAGGCAACGGTCTTGGAACGCTGGCGCAGTTCAACAATTACAGCGCGCTGCCCAACACTGTTTGGCCTCTCATTCAGTCGGCTCAGGGCAGCACGGTCATCTATTCCGCTGGCGGTTCGGGGGCGAACGTCAACATCAGCATGCTGCCGATCGGGACTGGTGGTTTCTCGGCGGGGCCCGCTCAAACCGTCACAGGTACGAATGCGACGGCGCTGGGCAGCTCCAACAAGGCAAGTGGTTACGCCTCCGCTGCAATCGGCATCGCCAGTTATGCGCAAGGCGCGTACTCCCTTTCGACGGGGGCTTATTCCTTCGATAATTCTGTCGTCGGCAAGCGGTCGCACTCGAGCGCGCATCTGGGCTCTGCGCGCGGTACGACGCAAATTTCGGAACAGGTGTTTGCCGCAACAACCTCGTCTGCGACTCCCGTCACCGCAACATCAGACGCCGGCGGCAGTTCGACGCTCAACACGATCCAGGTTCAGCCGAACCAAACTGTCGCGAGCCGGATCCTTATTGTCGCCCGCAACACGTCGACCGGCGCTTCGGCGATGTGGAATGCCCTAGCCTACTGGAACGAGGGCGCGACGGCCTCGACACTGGTTTTGGTCTACTCCACCGGCACTGGCGCGCCGCTGGCGTCGACCGGGACTGGCTCGACCTGGACCGCGACGCTCGGGACTAACACGACCACCGGCTATGGTTATGTCATTTGCACCGGAGCGGCGGGCGAGAC